ACCTACATTAGGTCAGAGAATCCAGGCCCTGCCAACGATGATCCGAGAAGGATCCGTGTGGCTCCATCGCTCTTGAAGCAGCCCCGGCGAATATGCCCTTTCAAGCACAAACACCAAATCCCTACGAACTGACTAACCGACGTTTTCCTCGGTCTCGGAAACAACTTGATTGAACCCCCGGCGACTAACCCGGAGTCAGGTAAAGCAGACACCACTACAGTTCTGCAACGCCTTCTCATCGAAGGATTCCCTACACAACCCGTTCTGTTCCCAATTTTACGATCCGCAGGAAGCTTTATAACGGCACCCCGTTGCTTCCGTTACAGTGGAGTCCTATCCACACAAATCCCCCAGTAACCACCAGTCGCAATGAATATCCATTCATCAAGCGAATCACTCATGAAGAGTAACGTGACACCAAACTTAACAGAGATGCCCAATCTTGAGAGGAAAGCCCCTCAAGGAACAAACTCCGATCCTGCTTGGTTAGAGCAGATTGGTCGTCCTTCAAACGCCGAAAACTCACCTGAACCGCCCGAAGGAAATCGGCCTCGGTCACGTCACGAAGACGAAAGACCGAAAAGCCCAAATCCGTAGTAGGACAGTAGAACGTGATTTCATACTCCACCGAGAGGTTCCCCATCGTGATAGCACCAATGCTTGTCACGTCAGGAAACCCTTGCACCATCCCTTGAATCGTCTGTCGAGAATCGGCAGCCGTGGTAGTGTTTAACTCACAAATGTAGGAGTCATCGATGCCTCGCGGCACGTTGACATCCCACACGAGTATACTTCCACCGTTATGAAACGAGGAAACCACCGCACAGCCACTATCCTGGACAGTAGCAAAAGATGACGTTGCGATATTATTAGTCTGAGGATCAGAGTAATACCCAAGGACAAATTCACCAGCCTGAGTCACCGCCACACGTGGTGTGTAGATGAAACGCAATTTTGTGAATAAGTACCTTTGGAACGTCCTCGCCTCTAAGGCGATACGACCGTTAAACGCATCGGGGGAAATGTAAATCCCATTGATGGACATAGGAGAATTTCCAGAGAACAGCTGACTATCACCAGCAGTAGTAATGACCGAAGTCAAATACTGCCGGCCCGTACAAGCAACGCCTTGACCCCATTTTGGGTGAAAAGGAGAGGCAATCCGGGTAATAACCGTCGGCTGACGATACACGTTACCAGACGCAAAAGGAACATGCGTCACCTTCATGGCACCATTGCCATTTCCCTTCTGAGAACTTTTATTTGAGCCTGCATTGTTCTTCGCAGGTTTCTTGTTAGCTTTCTTGACCATTAGGAAGTGATCTTAAAAGTTTGTCGTATTGTGGAAACACGGGTTCCATCTCCACTGATGGACTGTTCATCTGTGTGTCACCAGCCTCACCTCATGGGTGACCAAGCTGGAGGCTCCGTGCAGTCTCTCGGCATTTTAAGCCACCCTCGCGGGTGGTTTGATCATCGCTGATCTTAGCAGACTACAAAACTCATCAAGGGACTACTCCCCACATGAGCTTTGAGCCCTTTACGTAAATGTTTACATCTTGCTCGTCACAAGGACGAGTAGAAAACGTTTTGGGCCATTACACACACAAACCCCGTTACCATTCAACAACACCCATACCTCCCTGCCCGGACCTATGAAAGATCCCACCAATCGTTTTCCCGATCGCCTTTGCGGCTTGCGGACGTGCGTTGGTGGATATCCCCATAGAAATCTGAGCGGACTGCGGCAACGACAAGCTCGTTTTGCCAATGCAATCCTTCAGGAGGAGGAATGTCGTGAAGTTCTCTACGACCAATTATCCCGATGGGGGGACATGTAGGTAGACGGGAGGCAAATAACTGCGCCTTCCAATATCGCATGATTCCTTCAAGGGACATCGGTTTCAAACGATACTCCTGTTTAGAGAATATCCATTTCATCAGAACCGCATCGGAAATTTCCTTTGCGCCCTCTATCGCTCGGCCGGCATACGCTATGCGCTGCAGCCAAGAGTCAGCCAAATCATGGACTGATTCTTCGTTCTGTGTCTGGACATAATCACCAGGGACGACCCGCCAATTGGCTAGGGCACCCGCAACTTTCATTGCGGGCAGGCTCATACCAGAACGGTACAAAGCCAAGGAAGGGTCATGAACAAATCTTGAAGCCATTAAACGCTGAGAACGCGTTATATGGATTCGTTCAGGACCAAACGCTGGGTCAAGGCCAAAGCCCCCCAGCGAAACTGGTAAATACCAGTTAGGACGATATCGCACACCAAACCAATCAACATCCCAGCGCGAGAGCGCCGCCGGAATGGCGCATGATGTCCAATGGCACCAAGAAATCA